GGCTATATCTGCACCGCTGGCTAAGAACCGCTCTTGCGGCCCCTCCTGCGGCTTAATTGTCGTTACTGCGGCCATTGTCTGGAAGCTGATATACCGTGACGGGCGGTGACATTGTGCCGTCCGTCGATTGGTGATCTTGCTTGTCCGCAAGACCCAACTCGCGGGCAATGATGTTGCCGTTCAGCAGGTCTGCGGATGCTCCCTCAAACTTCTGTTTGAAGATCACAGCCTCCGTTCGCGTGATGATGTGGGATAAATCGGAACGCGTTTTTTTCCAATCATCCCATGTCGTGCGGTCAATATCCAAGAACAGGCATAGCCCACCAATGGTCATGGCGCGCATCTTGGGGAATGTCTCTTTCGTCACCACGCCCTGAAATGCAAAGCCCTTCGTCTCTTGGAGTGGATTGTCTTCGTTCCACTCGAAGTATTCGACGCACGCGGCCCAAAGATCATCCGCGTTGGAAAACTTGGGCTTTGGTCCTGCACTGCTGCGCGCCTCCCAGAAACGATTACCGGGTGCGAAGCGCCCTGCCTCGTCTCTGTCTGCCATGATCTGATCCTTATGAAAGTCCCCGCGCCACCAATTCGCCGTGATAAAACGATCCAGCCCCAGCGTTGACGCTTGCGCGCATTGGTAGCAATGTCGGCTGCGAGGGTTCGCCGTGTGGAGAGGCTGAGAGTGTGGGTTGAGCGGGCGATGGACTTGAACCAATTCGCGGGGTTACGGCCCGCTACCGACTTGCGCCGCATTTCCACCTTGCCGGGTGCTTTCCGCGCTCATGGGGTGTGTGCCTTGCTCGTCTTCCCGCGCTGATCAGACACCTGTTAAACCGAAAGTCACACACCGCAGGAAAGCGGCATAAAAGCAAAAACCGACGTGCATTTCTGCAAGACGGACTAAGTTACCCGCAAAAGTACGCTTATCCCGCCACCCTGTCAAGCGCCGATTTCAGCGCGGGCAGGTTTATGGGCTTTTCGTCGGCCCCGCGCTCGACGTGCATCTTGATTGCCGCTACGGATACGCGCCCGATCTTGTCGCATAGGCCATACCATGCTGCGTAGACTTCGGGCCTGCCGTCGCTTTCGTCGTGCGCTCCTACTCCACCAGCCAAGCATGAGCGATATTCCGAGACGCCAAGCTCTGACCGATACGCAGCCCATAGTTCTTGGAACGTGCGCGCGCTTTGCTCTTGCGATGCCGTTAGCTGGCCCTGCTGGTATAGCCTGCCGATCATGTCGTTCGCGGTGTCCACCATCGGCTGTGACCGCTTGTCGGCTCCTTGCGGTTTGATCCACTTGCCGAGCGCCATGCGTTCCGGCGTGGGGCGCGTGGTTTCCCGCGCACTGGTTGCCGTGGGTGCTGCCTCTGGTGTGGTTGACGCCTGCGGTGATTGCTGCCCCTGTGCGGCCTTCTTTTTGCGCCGTGCTGCTGCCTTGCTGCTCATGTTTCTTTCCCTATGTGCCATTTACTGCAAACCTTGCACCGATATGTGCCGACATAAACCCCGCGCTTACTTTGCCTGCGTGCGAGTGCGCGGGCTTCGTTGCGTGCCATGGGTTGTTTGCCGCTGCAATGGGCTGAGACAACTACGCGCTCAAAGGTCATCTTCCGGCCCCAGAACCACGTTTCATTGCGTAATCAACGTCCATTCTTTCCACGAAACTGGCGTGTGACCCTTTGTTCAGCTTTTCGGCCCAGCCGCGTCTTTTACAGGAGCTAATGATTGTTTGATAGTGCAGCCCCGTCTCGTCAGCCAGATCCATCATTGTGCAATCCCACCCGACGGATTCAGCCGCGCGCCATATTCGAAAGTCATTTGCGGCCTTAACCGCCTTCATGTTTTCGCTATGTCCGCTCATTCCGCATCCTCCGCCATTGCGTCCAGCATTTCAATCTTGACTACTTCCAGCACGCCGATGGTCTGAAATGACGGCGCGGCAACCGTGTGGCCTGTCATGGGCCTGCCGTCCGGTGCTTCGGCTATGACCGTCGCCGCGATGATTTCGCCCGCGCGGGCCTTCTCCAGCCACAACTCCAAGAACTGCACCACGTCAGCGCATAGCGATGCCTCAGTTTTGCCCATGTGGCTTGTAATGCTGTGAATGTTGGTCATACCATCGCCCCCGCTTGTTGCTCCGCTACGTGCCTCGGATAGCCCTTTGCCACCATGGCCGCGATTTTGCGCTGCCGTGCCGCTGCTGCCTTGTGTGCCTTGGCGTGTTCCGGCGACTTGCGCACTGTGACCTTGGGCGGCTCTGGTTCCGGCGCTTTGGTCCTGCCGCCGAATTTGTGCTTTTTAATGTCAACGCCGTACCGCTTACACATCCGGTATAGCGTACCGACTTGCATCTGCGATACGCGGGCCAGGTCGGTGCCGTACATGCCGGACGCTATGAGTTCTTGCAGCCATGCCTTGCGGCTGTCCCATTCGTGCTGTCTTTGCTCTGCGTAGGTTCTCATAGCCCGCCCACCTTTGCGCCCTTGAGACGCCACAGCGCCCCGCGTGAATTACGGGACCGCTTCCCGACCATATCGCGCATCTTGCCTTCCAGCCGATCCCGCACGCCTTGCGGCCATACGTTGCGGCCCAGCTTTTCACCAGCGGCGCGGGCAATTTCGGCTGCTGTCATTTCGCCGGATAGCACGTTGAGGATGGCGGGGCTTATATCATCAACGATGGTTTTGCCGGGTGGTGGCTTGCGTGGCCCGCGTGGGCGGCGTATCTGGCCTTCCGCGTAGCACATCAGTTGCATTGCGGCGGCATACTGGCGCTCTGTGTAGCCCTTGCCTTTGTGTGCGGCGACGATTGGTGCATGATGGCTCATATGTCCATGCCTTCCTGTGTTGGGGCTTTGGGAGGTGCAACGAAAAGGTCCGGCTGGTCGTGTGCTTTCTGCACGCGGTCGCAGGCGATCTGGAAATAGTCTGGATCTAGCTCGATTCCGATGCCCTTGCGGCCCAGCTTGGCGCACGCGACTAGCGTTGTGCCGCTGCCCATGAATGGATCTAGGATGGTTTGGGAGGTTTCTGGAAGGTGGTGGATGCACCACTCAATGACGCCCAGAGGCTTTTGCGTGGGATGCCGTCGCACATCGTCGCCCTTGCGTATCATCCCCTTCCAAAGCCAGTTTATGCGGCGAACGGCTTTATTGAGATTCGTCCATGCTAATTCACAGTCGGCAAAGTCGTTTGTGCCGTTTTGCTTATCCCAGACAAGCCAGCACGTTGTCGGTGGGAGGTCATAATAATTACCCCCAAAAACGATGGCTTTATCAGCCATGGAAACTGCCATACTCACATGCTCGTCCAGCGTTATTTCGTCCCATTTTTTGTGAGCGTAAAGGTCGGATTCCGCCAGTTTGCCACGACTTGCCGACTTCGCGCCACTCTCCCCGACCCCATAAGGCGGGTCAGTCACCACCGCATCCACCTTTCCCAGCAGCGGCATAATAGACAAGCAATCGCCCAGAATGAGGCGGCAATCGCCTATGCGCTCCTCGCGGATGATGCTCATAGCCCAGCCTCCATTTGCGCCACGGCCCATTCCCGCGCGTTGAACTTGTCGGACATGACGTTAATGCAGGTCCGCGCTTCGTCCCATTCCTGCCCTGTGACGCCGCGCGACATGGCGAACATATACGCGTCCAACTTGTCGCATAGTTGCAGCATCTGTTTCTCCTTGGCGGTAAGCGTCCACGTCAGGCCCATCTCATCCAGAATAACGCGCTCGGCTTGTGCGTAGGCGTCTGCCAATGCTACAAACCGCGCTTTGGCTGGTGACGGCATATCGCCCAGAACGCGCTCGGCCTCGTCGTGCGATGCGGCTGCGATAAGTAGATCACTGCCGGATAGCGGGTGGCCCATATGCGCGGCAAGGGACAGACACAGCGTTGTCACGCGGCGCTGGTGCGCGTCGATGGTGTCTCCGGCGTCACGCAGGCGTGGGTCGGCGTTTGCGTGCCATCTTCGCGGTGATGTGTCGGTCATTGTGATCTCCTGTCACTGTCCCGGTTAATAGTGGCGCGGCAAACCGATGGGAGGGTCGGTGTTCGGCGTAAGTCGATCAAACATCACCTAGCCGCGCTTGGTTATACTGGCTTTTTTTCACCAATATTGCAACGCTTTATTGCCGCTTGCCCTGCTGTGGGGGCGTCCATGGGATGCAGTTGCGCGAAAGAAAGTTGCTGAGATTGCCCAGCGTCATGCCGAGGCGTTGCGCTGCCTGCGTCTTGGTGCGGCCCGCGTCACGGTGCCGTGCAACCTCCTCTGCGCGGTAAAGCGCAAAGGAGTCGTGCATTTCGTCCCATGTGGTTTCCTGCTGTGGGAAAATCATCAGATGCGCCACTCTGCGGCAAAGGGTATGCTGTCCCCGTCCAGATCCCGCGCGCCGCCTGAGCCGCCGCCGTGGTCCGGCGCGTCATAGTTGCCGCCCGATTGCTGATAATTGCTGCCGCCTGAACTTCCACGCTGGTTGTCATTATCGAAAATGGAAACCATCACACGGTCGCCTGACGTGCCGCCGTTGTTGTCCGCAAGAATTTTCTGCTGCATCAGCACGCCCGCCAAATTAACAGCAGGATCAAGCAACGCATATTCGCCATTGTCGTTGGAAAGAATCACCCCGACTTCAGTGTATCGCCCCTTTGTCTGGCCGTCTTTCTGGTACTCGCCAGTTTTCACCATCAATCGTTTAACCATGTTATTTGCCTTCCAAGGCTTGTTCATACATTTCCAGCACGGCTTCTTCCTCAGCCAGGTCGTCGGCCTCACGCTTCCGGCGTGCGATGACCTTGCGCACAACGGCGGTATCGTACCCACGACCCTTGCACTCGGCATAGACTTCCTTGGATTGCTCCGCGATGTCTTGCTTTTCGCTCGCCAGCCGTTCCAGCCGCTCAACGAAGGCACGCAATTCTCCCGCCGTGACCGAATAGCTGGCGTCCTGTGTCTGTGTGTCGCTCATGTGTCTGTCTCCTTTGGTGTGTCGGGTGTGTCAAAAGTGTGGGCCATAGTTTATTCTACCATTCATCGCCGTTCGTGGCCGGGGCGGCTGGCTCCGATGTTGCTTTGCTTGGGAAGTAAGGGGCGACGATAGCGCCGTATTTTGAATACATCGCATCCGCCGCCTTGTGGCCTAGCGTGTCCAGCCAAGCCTTGACCGATGCGTTGCGGTAAGTGTCCAAATGGCGGTGCGGTAGCTTAGAGGCAAGCTGACCCCAGATTGCGGTTTCAGGAACGGGTTGTCCCTTCTCCATGCGCCCCTCGATCATATCGGCCTCGCTCTTTGGGTTGAACGTCTCCGCCGCTGCGAATTGCGATTGCTCACGGTTTGGCATTGCCATGACAAAAGCCGCCTGTGGTGGCCATGTGTTGCTCTGGTGCGTGTCCATGATGCGGGTCAGGACTGCCGCAACCTTTTCTTCATAGCTTCCATCTGTCGGCATCCGGCGCGCGAATGAATCCGATATTTGAATGATTCGGGTGGCGAGCTGCTTTTCATCCAAACCGCGAGGCGGGGAAAACATATCTAGGAAAGTGACTACCGCAGATCTAGCAGAATCCTTGCGCTGCTGAAAGTTAAGTTGGCTCATTTGTTCATCTCCAGATATTTCTTAACACCCTCAGAAACTCCAAAAACTCTCGCCCCCCTTTTGGGGGGTTGGGGGGAAGGTTCATTTACTGGTTTATTTACAGAGTTAGTGGGCAAATTTTGCCGACGGTTACTACGTGAATTTGCCGACGGTGATTGCGAAGTTCTGCCGACGGCAGGATTTGCCGACGGTTTAGCTTCATGTTGTGCAAAATCAGGGTCACACCCCAATATGTAGGCATTGCTGGAATACTTGCCCGATGCCGCCTGAAACGTCTGAGATACCACCTTCAGCAGCCCCAAACGCTCCAAGATTGTGATCTGGTCATAGACGGACCTAACCGACATTTCACAGTCGTGTGCCAGCATCTCCTTGCTTGGGAAGCATCCATTGTCGGGGTGGTATCGGTCACATAGGTGCCAAAGCACGACCTTTGCAGCAGGCTTCAACCCGCGCTGCTTAATGGCCCAATTTGTTGCGTCGTGGCTCATTTGTGTTTCTCGTTTTGCTCAACATCAAATGCGCTTGGCTTGATAGTTACATCATAGCCCCTCCACTGAAACGACATTTCGCCGCGAAGGTGAGCCCGGACGTGCTTAAAACTGCCAGTTTTTGCGCGTCTGATATGTTGCGAAACCCAATGCCTTAGCGCCGCCCTACGGTCACGATCTTCCGGCTTGTCCCTGTCATTGAATAACTCAAGTATGCCCCTTGGCGTGGTAGGCACAATAACCTTTGGCGAGTTTGGTATACTAAACTGCGCGCCCCATTCATATCGCATCGTCAAGGCAATGCTTTGCCCTAATGCGGCCTGTATCCCTACATCATCTTCTCCTGTGTCAGAAAACATCTGCACAGGAGCCATGCCAGCGCCCCTTACATTTCTGATGAACGCTTCGTTGTATCGCAACCTGCGGCAGCTACGCCACTTCGCTCCATCCCATCCCGCATATTCAACCGCAGATAAAAACTCTCCGTCAGGCGCAAGTATACCAGTATAAAACCCTATATTTTTACGACCTACAAATTTGTATTTTCCTCGCAAATTCGCACCATCAACGGTTTGCCAATAATTGAACCGTATTTCACGGCCAAACTCTTTTGATGTGGAGTATGAAAGTTTTCCGATCCTCATAGGCCAGCATATGTCTGGGCTGTTTACGTCCTCGGGCGCTGAAAATAATGTGTCATGGTCTAAAAGAGGAGAAACCCACATTGGGCCAAAGTCTTTAGGCAGGAACAGGCAGTCAGAACGAGAACCTTTGACAGATATAGATCTAGCACGCATTGTCCTGTCGATCATGTCTGAAACCGCATCTTCTGTTACCAGCTTGCGGTGCTCTTTTGGCGGGATTTTACCGCCTACTATTTTATGCAGTGTCATTTTCAGCCCTTCATGTATGGGCTGTGCCTTGCGCATTATTGCGCGGTATGTTACCTATGGCACAGCGTCTGAACACCGCTACCCTACCTCCTCCCGAGGTAAACGTCAAGCCCTGCCGTGAGTTATCCGGCAGGGCTTTTTTATCTTAACCCCTTCACCATACGCGCAAACGCGGTAGAATCCTCTATCGTGCGCATGATGGTATGATCGCCACGCCATGTCTCCAAGAACGTCTCCTGCGGCCCTGTCAGCTTGCCCTCGGTCGTCTTTATCTCGACAAGGTACGAGCGCCCCCCCCCTAGCCTATCAGTGCATCGGCAGGCTTCAATCCGCGCTGCTTAATGGCCCAATTTGTTGCATCATGGCTCATGGCACACCTGCCAGTCTTTTTAGCCTTCTATGAGACCAATAAACCATGCCATTCTTGCCCCAGTTTTCGTGCCTGTGGTTCTCAACACCGCACAATTCTGAAATGTCATTCCCAAACAAACCCGTAGGGCAATCATCGGGGCATCCATGCTTCAGGTCTCGCAGCGTCTTGGCGAGTTGCGCCGCCCCTCTCTCTGTTAGGGCAGCGCGCTTGTGTTTCTTGCGGTAGGCTATGAAGCTATCAACAGCATCGGCGTCTGCGTGGTGGCTCAGTATGTCGGCAGGGGTTTCAATCATCCCGAAGCGCCCACTTGATAAGCTGCACCGCGTACTGCGGATCAGTCATAACGACCTTGCCCGCATCCTCTGCGCTTGCCTTCGATTCCTTGAATTTCTCATAGTCTGCGGCTGGTATTGCAAGCCGCATGTGCTTGCGCCCATCATTTGCCATTGAAAATCCCCATTGTCATAAAATTATCACTAGGAACACGAAGAATTTTAATGTCTGTTCCTTTCTGATACGCGTGGAAGGCACGCAGCAACACCCTGTAAGCCTTTACACGATCTGGGCCACCACGGTTCGCCCCATGTGTAATCATGTAGTTTCTAGCTCGTATAATTACCGCATCATTTCCGCCCTCCGGCATACCAGAGGTCAATATACGACAAATTTTGTCCACCAAATTGATAGGCATGTTGCAATACGTGGTTGCAACAGCAGCCCTTGTTATGCTGCTTTTCAGACCGTTACCCGCAAGCCCAGTTAAAGAACTTGATGAATAGTTTATTGCATCCGAAATGCACTCAATTGCGTCTGCTGTTTCTTTTACGGTCATTGTTCCAATGCTTCCGACTTCTGCCTGCCTAATCAATTTGACAATAGCTACAGCATGTTGATGATATTTTTCTAAGGATACCAGACCGCCAATCTTTATCGCATCAGAAACAGACCTTGCGCGGCCTTGGTCAATTACACTGCCATCTGTCTTGCTAAGCCCAGTCGCGACAAACATTTCCACTTCGACTCCTGCGCGCACAACCGCCGAAAGTCTGTGCTGGCCATCTGCCAAAATTCCGCCATCATAAAACGCAATTACGTTTTGATGTATATCTCTCCAGTTTCCAGCCTTCATATCCGAAGAATACTTATTGACCGTATGTTGTGAAATATTCCTGTTGCTCAGATTTGATAGGTCCAACCACTCCTGAGCCATAGCAGGAGTGACATTTACTTTTTCGATTTCCATGATATAAATCCTTTATGGGTTGCTTGGTCGCACCCTTACTATCAATTAGCGCCGCGCACTTGTCAACAGTCGCGGCGCTTTTTTATTGGCGATTGCCCTTTATTTTATGACTGGCATTTGCTTTAGACATAGCCCGACACCCGTTACTGCCCCCGATATACAGAGCAGCACCTAACCCTCCTGATCTGTATCCATGCGATGCCTTTTATCGGTGGCCAGCCGCTGCCCGGTGTGATTGCTCTAGTACACCTACCGCAACGCGCGGCACCTATCGGGGTTTATGTTTCGCATTTCGCGCGCCGCCTAGTTAGGACCGGATGGCGCAGGGACGGGTGATGGCCCCAGATCATATCCCATTGCTTAGAGCGCATAGGGCAAAGCTGCCTCGGTTTATTGTAAACCGTCAAAAATCAGGAGGGGTTCTTGTTGCAATTCGCCCGTGTAAACGGTATATTTGCGTCAGATGCGCGATGACCCGTCCAAAGGTCGCGTGTCTCAAGGCGGCGCATGATCTTGAATGGTCGCGCCGCCGCTTTCTTTCTTAGAGCATCAATTCTGCGCAGTCAACTGAACACTGCCATCCCCATTTTCTTTGCGCTGTAGAATGTAAGCCCTGATTTCCTTGGCGTGCTTGCGCAGCCCCCTGGCTTGCTTGCCAAACTCATCGGCGCGGGCCTCCAGTTCCTCATCAGTGCAAAACTGAATAGGGACAAGCAAGTGATCCCCATTGCGGTGAATGGGATATGCCGTCTTGAGTTGCTCAAAACCTTCCATCAGCGGCGTGTCGGCTTCTGGCGTATCGTACTTATTCACCGCCGCTTTCACCATTCCGTTGATCGTCTCGCGCGCGCAGATGATGTAAAAGTCAGCGTCAGCGCCTTCAATTTCTGCATGGTCGCTAATCACGCGCGCCGTGAAGAAATCAACGTGACCGATTGCGCCGCTTTCAACGGTATCTTGCACCAGCTTGCGAATATCGGCCTTGATCTGCTTTATGTCTTTCATGGTTAAATCCTTGTTGCGATTTTGTCTGTTACAGCATCAATGCGATTGATTGCGGCCCGCATCCGTTGCCGCTCCTTGTCGTTGAGCGTTGGCAATATCAGATCGTGACTTTGCCGCTCCAACTCTTTCGCCGCTTCCTCGAAGTCAGCAACATAATGCAGCGCGCGGTTAAATTCGTGAGGGTCACGGCCTTTCAGATCGACAATGTTTTCGCGCTTCTTTGTGCCCTGTGCCGCAAGCTGTGAAAGGGTAGGCGGGTTGTCGCTTTCAACTTGTGATTCAAAAACATCGGAAGGGATATTACCTATTCTAGCCATTTGCATTTGCTGATGCTTAGACATTCCGGCATCACGGGCGGCTGATTCTCGGCTGAATTGAGTATGCCCACCCTCACCTAATTCAGGCTTTGGCCCCGGCTTTCCCGGCTCAATCTGATTGTACAATTCAGACGCGCGCCGTATTGCACGCGCCCTGATACGCTGCGCCATCCGTTCAAGCTCTTGGTCTTGAGATTGCCGCGCATAGCTTGCAAGAGCGGCGGCTTTGTCTGCCCAGTCTTTGCACTCATCAACTTGACTGCACTGCGAAAGCGCAATCTGAGCATTCTGATAGGTCTGCGGCAATGATGCGCCCGACACTGATATGTTAGCTGGTAAATTCATTTTTAGCCCTTCATGTTTGGGCTACACCTTGCGCGGATTGCCCGCTTAATGGTATACAAGATATAGCGCGTGAACACCGCTATCTTGCGCCATAACCGGCAAAAGAGCAAGCCCTGCCCGTTAAATCAGGCGGGGCTTTTTCGCGGAAACATATGCGCAAGCTGGCCCGATGCGCGCAATTCCTGCAACTCATAGCGAACCCCAGAAAGCGGTATCCGGTACATCACCGCAATATCCTCAACGCCATATCCGGCGGCGATCTGCTCGCGCACAATGCAGGCGCGGGTGGCTGTGGTCATAGTCATGGCTTTGGCCCCTCTGCAA